TCCTCACCACATTGTTTAATCAAAAGAACAGTGCGTGATAATATCCTAAAAGCGTTTAAACAGTTTGTGTGGGGTGTTAATCAGCCAGCTGGAAATCGCAGCTATCAAAGCCCATTTACAAATATTTCTTATTATGACCATACGTATTTCACATCGCTCTTTGGAGAATTTTGTTATCCGGATGGAAGTAAGCCTGAATGGATAGCTATTGATACATTACAACGTATGTTTATGAAATGGTTTAATCAAATACGTTTAAAGCAAGTATTAACCTTTCCGGTAGAAACTTTTGCGATGGTTCACAATGGCAAGGATATAATCGATCTAAAATACAAACAACTTTGTGCCGAAATGTATGCGGAAGGACACTCGTTCTTTACTTATATTTCCGATAGTGCAGACAGCCTTGCATCATGCTGTCGGCTTAGAAATGAATTGGCAGAAAACACTTTTAGCCCCACTTCTGGCTTGACTGGTGTGATGACAGGAAGTTGTAATGTGATAACTCTGAATATCAATAGAATAATACAAAATTGCGCAAAGGCTTATGGGTTACATGGCGGATGGAAAGAAAACACTTCCTTTATTAAAAATTACTTGAAAGAAATTCTTGAAAGAGTCTATAAGTATCATATTGCTTTTAAAACAATGCTATACGACCTTGAAGACAAGGGAATGTTTGCCGCTTCCAATGGCGGTTATATTTATATCAGTAAATTATATAGCACCATAGGCATCAATGGGTTGAATGAAGCTGCTAAATTCCTGGGAATGAAAGTAAGTAATAACCCAGAATATATTGAGTTCCTTCAACTCATTTTGGGCACTATTAAAGAACAAAATAAACTGCATTCTATCCATGACAGGAAACGACCTTTCCTGTTTAATTCAGAAGTTGTGCCAGCAGAAGGGCTGGGAGGAAAGAATTATAAATGGGATAAAGAAGATGGATATGTTGTTCCAGAAGATGAGAATTTATATAACTCATATTTTTATAATGCCCACGATGATACTTCAGTATTGGACAAATTTATATTACATGGTCATCAGACCTATCAGTACACAGATGGAGGGTCAGCCGCTCATATTAATTTGGAAGACCACTTATCAAAAGAGCAGTATCTGAAATTAATTGATTTCGCCATAGCTAATGGAACCAATTATTTTACTTTCAATATTCCCAATAGTAAATGTGAAGATTGTGGCAAAATCATCAAAAGACCTATTGATACTTGTCCCTGTTGTGGAAGTCACAATGTAACTCAATATACGCGTGTTATTGGATATTTGCGCCCCATAAAAGCGTTTGGAAGTGATAGACAAGTAGAGGCGCTAAATCGTCAATACAGTGATGGTAAATCGCAGATATGAAATATGTAGATACAAAAATTGTGTTTCAAGAGTTGCCCAATGAAATCACTTTGGCAATAAATATAAGTGGTTGCCCGTGCGCTTGTGCCGGGTGCCACTCTTCTTATTTATCACAAGATATAGGAAAATTATTAACACAAGAAGCACTTGAACAGCTGATATGCCAAAACAGAGGAATAACAGCCATATCTTTTATGGGTGGTGATGCAAATCCGAAGTATATAAATATATTGGCACAATATCTTCGTTTTAACCATTCCAATTTAAAAGTTGGGTGGTATTCTGGTAGAGACAAGCTACCTATGGAAATTGACCCTAACAACTTTGATTATATCAAATTAGGGCCATATATATCTAATAAGGGGCCTCTAAATAATCCTAATACAAATCAAAGGTTGTACCGTGTTGTGAGAGAAGAAGACAAAACTGCTTTTCTTGATATAACATATTTATTTTATAAAAATCAATATAATAATAAATAATATGTTATTATGCTATTATACAGTATATTATATTTTTATTTATAAAATAATGTTGGTTTTATTTTGTTGGTTAAATTGATGTAATTATCTTTGCGCTGTTCTTTGAAAAACAAAAGTATGTTGCATGGTCAAGCACGCCTTATTGTGCAGGACAATAAGGCAGCAAAACAAGAGATGGAATTGGCTATTGAAAATTTAAAAGATGGCGACTATACCGTTCTTATTATGGACAATACCAAAAACAAATCTCTACCACAATTGAAGTATTTATTTGGTGTGGTGCTGAAAACAATTTCAGAACAATTGCCTACGCACCCACCAGTAGATGCACTATACAGATATTTTGAAGAGATTTACGCTCCAATCCATATCTGTGATCTTCCCGGAGGCAAAAAGTATGAATACTTTAACCTCAAAAATGAAAAAGCAAGTGAGATGAATGAAGTTATTGAGAGAATCATTCATCATGTAAACACTGAATGGGGCATCAGGGTTGCACCAAAAGAAACAACCAAGATGCCAGAAGCAAAAGAACTATGGGCTGGAGCTTATACCGAACAGTGGAATCTTCCCCTCTCTAAATTAAACAAATAATTTCATTTTATGGAAGAGATGATTCAAAATCCGTATGACCTCTTTGCGGAAAACCAAGAGACTTATGAAGAGGCAGTCAAAAAAAGTGTAAGTGAGAGTCAGTCATTTCAACGTACCAAACATTTCCGTATTGATTCTGTAGGCACGTATCCTGTACGAATTCTTCCCTTAGCTCCAACAAAACAGCCTGATGGTAATTATCTTTTGGAACGTAAGGGATACGAGTATCCTATTAAAACACAAGTTTTAAAACTGGATAACCCACGTTCCACTGGTAAAAAAGACAAACAGCTTTTTGTAAACGTTTGTCACTCCAGCTATGCCGGACTATCTGTAGATTTGATTGACACTTATTTGCAAGTTGCAGAAGACAAGTATGGTGATGATGAAAAACTGATGAAAAAGATTAAAGGCTCTGGCTTTGAGGGTGGTATAAAATGGAACTCTCAGCGTGCCATGTATGTTTTGGATTTAGCTAACCGTAGCGAAGGAATCCAATTACTAACCCTGTCTTATTCTCAGTACAAAGATTTGGAAGATCGTAAATTGGCTATATGGAAAAAACTTCTGGAGAAAAATCCCAAGTGCCTGTGTCCGATCTCGTCAGTGAATGACGCTTTTCCCGTAGAAATTACCCGTAAAGAAGAAAACAAGAAAACGACTTACACATTCAATATAGATACGCTCTCAGGCGCGGATCCTTTGTCTGAAGAAGAAATCAAGGCTTTATTGGAAACGCAGCGTATTCCATCCGCTATCTATCGTTATTCACGTTTTCATTTGGAAGCAACTATTGAATTCTTGAAACAATATGATGTGAAAATGGAAATGGATGTTATGAGTAGCAAAGAGATTGAAGAAGCCATTGAGAAAATTAAAATGGAACTTCCGGCTGATGATAAGTCTCATTTCTCATTTGACAAAAAGGAACGTAACGATAACGACAATGATGCGACATCCGACAATGATTTGGATTCATTATGGGATATTTGGGAAAATCTCAATGAACGCGGAATTGGTGATAAGAGCGAAGAAGGTCAAGAATTACGTGATGCAATACGAGAATTTATTGATACCAATGAATTGAATGTTCGTGTTACTCGTAATAAAACAAATGAGGATTTGCTGACCGATATTGAAGACGCATTGGAAGTTGCAAAGAATAGCAATAACCGCAGTGATGCGAATTCAAGTACCATTAATTCTGATGGTGAAAATTCAAGTTCTGTTCAAGAAGCTACTCTTGAACCGGAACCAACTCCAGAACCGGAACCCGAACCGGAACCAGCCCCCGCTTATACGGGCCGTAGACGGGGTGAACATAATGATGACACTGATGAGCCGGCAGCAACCCCGCTTCGCGAACGCCGGCCTGCACGTCCCGAACGTAGAAGAAGATAACCATTTATTTAACACCACAAAAGGGGTATACTAAATACCAGCATACCCCTTTTTTAATTTGAATCACAATGAACAATAAAATACCAAGTGCCTTGTTGTTCAATGACATCCATGTATCAAAGGACAACATTCCAGAGTTTCAAAAAAATTGGGATGAAGCATTGTTTATATGCGACCAATATAAAATTGAAGACTTAATAATTGGTGGAGATTTGTGGTTATCACGTTCTTCCCAAACACTCGACACTTTAATGGCTGTTCGTCAAGCTATTATAAAAGCTATTAATTCAGGAATTACTATTACAATTGCAGAAGGAAATCATTGTAAGGTTGACCAAGAATCCATTTTAGGCTATAGCCATTTGTTCAGTGAATATCCTCACGTATATGTAGTAGACGACTATTCTATTATAAATATCAGCGATAATGTAGAGCTGTATATAATGAGTTATTTTCCAGAGAATGGAAGTTTTGTCAATCGTTTAAAAGAAATGGTCCGTACTGAATTAAACCATTCTGTTTTCAATATACTTTATATACACGAAGGCATCAACGGTGCGCTTAGTACGCCCAATGAAAAAGAACTTCCTACGAATATTTTCAGCGATTTTGATATAGTTCTTGTTGG